ATTATACTTTTTATCTCTCATATACAACTAGTACAGTCCTTTATTTATCAATTAGAGCATTCAAAGATCCTGGTGATTCAGTATCAATTTCTAATATACGAGTAAGTGAAGCTCATAAAGTGACATTAGAATTAGAAAGAGGTGGTGCAGATGGTGTAGGATCAGCAACTATCGCTAATACTGCTGCATGGGATACAATATCAGACGCTTTTGCTGCTGGATCATCAGCACCGTATTTTGGAGCTTCAAGTGGAACAGGTGGATCAGATGGTGCAGGTAGTGGAAAAGGAGTAAGATCAGGATTATTAGGATGGTGGAAGATTCAAGGACCGAATATTGATCCTACTGATCCAAAACTACAAATATCTAAAAAATATGGTGGTAGAATGATTGGAGGTGCCTCATTTGAAGAAAAAGCACCAGAAGCTAAGTGGTTAGGTGATGATAATGATGGATTAAATGATGATCTTAGACATTATAATAGAGGGATGGTATGTACTGATTTAATTAATTATGGTGGTACATACTCAGTTGACACACCTTAATAAATATATTATGAAGCAAACTGAATACATATTAATAACATTAGCTAATCACACAAAATCTGAATTAGAAAGTATTGAAAATATATGTGTAAATTGGGTTGAATCTGCAAGATATAATAATGATAAAACAAAGTGTATATTAAAGATTCAATATAGTGAATCAGAACCACCAAGTAACGTATTATCATTAACTAGATATAGTGCATCAGAAATTAAAAAAATACTTGAAGAAAGTGAATGGCAAATGACATCTGTAGCTGTAGAAGAGCCAGCTCAGAGTGAAAATACTACAATAAATACACGATGGACTGGATCATCACCATCATCAGTATCAGTTAATTAATAATAAATAAAGAGTGTTTGAGGTACAATCAAGATATTTATTTAAGACTACATCGTGATGTAGCATGTTCAATTTACAAATAAAAAAATAGGAGTTAAGTTATGGCAGAACCAATTAAGTTTTCAGAAGAAGAAATGAACAAGATTAAAAAGGTACAAGAAGAGTACCAGCAAAAAACAGCAGTGTTTGGGCAGTTAAGTTTTCAAAAGTTTCAATTAGAAAGACAATTAGAAACAGCAACAAGCGCTGAAGTAGCATTAAAAAAAGAAATAATAGACTTAGAGCAACAGGAACGAGCACTAGTTAAAGAATTAAATGAAAAGTATGGTGCAGGTACATTAGATCCACAGACAGGAGAATTTAAGCCAGCCCAATCATAAAAAAGTAGGAGTCACTAATTATGGCAGAAAAAATCGTCAGCCCAGGTGTATTTACAAGAGAAAGAGACTTATCTTTCCTACCAGCAGCTATTGGAGAAATAGGAGCTGCAGTAATTGGACCAACAGTAAAAGGTCCAGCATTTGAACCAACTATTATAGAATCATTCAAAGAGTTTGAACAGGTATTTGGCCCTAAAACATTAGACAGCTATGTACCATATACTGTTGAACAGTATTTGAAAAGTGCAGGTAAGGTTACAATTGTTAGAATTTTAGGTCTAAACGGATATACAGCTACTAATGCAATATGTACAGTTGTAGCTGAGACTGGTTTAGTAGGATCTAAAGTAAGTAAAACAGTTGCTGCATTTCACCCATCACAGGTAGATCCTGATGCTAAATTTACAGTAATATCAGCTTCAGCAGCAGATGTAACAGGTTCAGGATTCGTTTTCTATATATCAGCTTCAGCAGCAGATTATAGTTCAACTACGAATTTTTCAGCAGGAGCTCATGTTGTATCAAAATCTCAAGGATTCCAAAATCTTACAGGAAAGAAGATAGGAGACACTGCATATTCAATGTCACTTGACCCAACATCAGCATATGCTATTCCAAAAGTATTTGGAAAAACACCAAAAGACAGGGTAAAGCCATTATTTACTTATCTACACTTTGGAACAGAGGCTTCTAGATCATTAGTTGGCTCTTCAGTATCAGCTGGAATTACAAGTGTAACAAATAGAGGTCGAGGAACATTAACTTTTACAAACACTTATAGTACAAACAAAGATGAATTAGAAGCAAGAACACCTTGGATACAATCACAAAAAATTGGTGGAAAAGTAACTAATTTATTCAAAATACACAGAAGATCACACGGAACTGCAACAAATTATGAATTCAAAATAGCTATCGATAGTATTCGAGCAGCAGGAACAGTAGCAGGATCAGATTACGGTACATTTGCAATAAGATTAAGACGTGTAGATCTAGATGGAACTATCAACAGTCAAATGTCACCATTTGCTGTATCATCTGATGCAGATAGACGTCCAGATATCGTAGAACAATGGAGTAATTTAACATTAGATCCAAATTCACCTAACTTTATTGCTAGAGTAATTGGTGACAAATACCAAGCAACAGATAGTCTTGGAAAAGTAACAATTTATGGTGATTATGCAAATCTATCTAAACATATCTGGGTAGAAGTTCCAGAAGAGGTAAAAGATCAAGGTATTTCACCTGATTTAGTACCATTTGGATACGCAGCAATATATGATCCATTAAATACAGACTTTACAGACTGCCCATCAGGATCTATTATCGGTCAAGCAAATGCAACTGTAGCTAAAAAGACACAAATTTTAGATAATGTTTATAATAAAAATGTTTATTATGGATTCGATTATACAGAAGCAGATAACCACAATTATCTTAAACCATTAGATAGTACAGTTAAAGCAGAAGTAGGTGCAAACGTTGCATTTAACTTAAGTAATGAAAAGCAACACCCATCAGCATCACTTAATAGTGGTAATGAAACAACAATTACACCAGGAGGCTCTACAATTAATCTTTCAACTAAGAAATTTGTAGTACCATTCCAAGGAGGTCAAGATGGATTCAATCCTGCAAGATTTGTAGGTGTAGGTGACGATATTACAGGTACAAACTTATTTGGATTTGACTGTTCTACAGCAGAAAAAGGTGGAGCAAAAGCATACAAACAAGCTATCAATGCAGTATCTAATCCAGATGAATATGATATTAATTTAATGGTAACACCGGGTGCTAATCACAGAGAGCATTCAGTAGTAACAACTCACGCTAAAAATACTTGTGAAGATAGAGGAGATGCATTCTATGTAATGGATTCAGCAGCATATGGTGATAATATCACTACTGTAACTAATACAGTAAAAGCTTTTGATTCAAATTATGCAGCAACTTACTACCCATGGTGTAAAATACTTGATACAGACAAAAATAAACCAGTATGGGTACCACCATCAGTAGTTGTTCCAGGAGCAATTGCATATAATGACCAAGTAGCATTCGAATGGTTCGCACCTGCAGGATTAAATAGAGGATCTTTAACTGAAGTTATTGAAACAGCAGATAGAGTAACTCATGAAGAAAGAGATGATTTATATGAAGGTAGAGTTAACCCAATCGCTACATTCCCTGGACAAGGTGTTTGTATATGGGGTCAAAAAACACTTCAAGCTAAACCATCGGCACTAGATAGAGTAAACGTAAGAAGACTATTAATTGCTGTTAAGAAATTTATCGCATCAGCAACTAGATATCTAGTATTTGAAAATAATACAAACGCAACAAGAAATAGATTCTTAAATATATGTAACCCGTATTTAGA